CCTAGCTGTAGTGAAGTTGATATTTATTTAATTGGCATTATTTGTCGTCACACTGAGTCTAATTCACAAGTCAGACGATTATTTCGTACATTAACTGTCGCTAATCGAGATAAGCATATAAGGGGTGATTACCATATCAATTTATGTATTAGTAAAGCACGATATTCAATTGAATGTAATCGTGAGGAAATGGAATTAGCGACTAAAGCCACAACTGAGTTCTTTGAGAATGTGAACAATCGTATTGATTATGAGCGCAATGAGCTTAAGAAACTCACACATAATGTTGAGCATTTAGAGTTTGGTGCATATGAATCAACTAATGATTTTAAGGATATGATTCCATTCCCATCAGGCATGGCTGGTGATATGTGTCAATTTATGATTGATATTGCTCCTCATAAATTACGCGAAGCTGCGCTCGCAGGAACACTTGCTATGTTATCTGCTATCTGTGGACGACAATGGAATTTTAGTGGTGCTGGACTTAATAACTATTATATTGTCATAGCACCAAGTGCTACGGGAAAAGAAACGTCAAGAAGGGGTATAGGTCGCATGGCAGATGTATTATCTGCTGTAGGAGGTGATAAGTTCTTTGTATTCGACACAATGGCAAGTAAACAAGCATATTTGACATTATTTTCTAAGTCAGAGACAACATCACATTTAATTTTTGTTCCTGAATTCGCGAAGTATTCCCGTGCATTACGTCAGAAACAGAATACTGTGATGCAAGCAATTTATTCTTTTTGGCTTGAAATCTTTCCTCGTAGTGCGAAGGGAGATGTGAATGGCGGTAATAAACGTGCGTCAAGTGATGATTCAATATCGGGCGTTTTATCACCTGCTATGACGTTACTTGGTGACTGTACACCTGATGATTACTATGAGGGCATAACCGAGGAGATGCAACGAGATGGTTTCTGTAGTCGTTTTGTGAATATTGAATATTTAAGCGGCAAAAAAAGCCTTTCTGATTTCTCTGCGTCAATGACTGTTGTGCCTGAAGAACTCGCATTTAACTTTAAAGAATTAGCAAAATATGCATTAGAGTTAAAAGCGAAAGAAGAAGTTATTTCAGTAAATATATCCCCTGAAATCATTATGCAGGTTAAATCATTTGAACAATATACCGTTGATATGATTAATCGCACAATGGATGAGCGATATAGGCAGCCTTTCAATCGCTGTTACCTAAAAATAATGACCGTTGCATCATTACTTGCTATTACTCGCAATATGTTTGCACCTGTGATAAGCCTTGAAGACTTCAACTGGGCGAAAGGATTAATCATGCGAGATGTGTACAACATTATCTCAAAACTTGATGAAGGTACATTTGGAACATCGGATACCAATAACACAAAACTCGTATTAGGTGAGATTAGACGTTGCCTAACACCTATTAATCGTACTGAATTCGAGAAAAATAGATTCAATGATTTACTTGATAAAGGTATTGTCCCCCGTAGTATTCTACAAACTCGATTAGCATCGAGAGCGAATTTCAAACGGGATGGTATCTCCGCAGATAAACTGCTTGATAGCGTCCTAGATGATTTTGCTAAAAATGGTTGGCTTATTAAGATTGATAAAAGCAACCGCATTGAGTGGTATACCAAAGCTAAATATACGGGTAAGTATACTGGCTTGGCATACATTATTTTAGATTCCCATCGTTTTCAAAAAGAGGTTAAAAATGAAATTAAATAAATACCCTAAAGAATTAGAATCACACATCCCATTCAATCAAAAAAGATTGGGTCAATATATGAATTTTACCAATGCAAAGGAAATGTTTAAATATAGCAATAGGTCATTCAATAAAGATAAATTACAACTTACTAATATTTTTGAATATGAAAAAGAACGGATTCAGTATTTAATACATGACACAAGTGTTTATTCTCAATATTCATTATATGTTGATTTTTCAAAATATTTATCTTGGTTAAGTAATTATGACGTCAATATACTGTGTCGTATGTTAGCTCTATTTTTAATTGAATATGGTTATGAGGTGAAGTATTCAAAAGAAACAAACATCCTCCACATCTCATGGGATGCCTATGAAATAGAATAACCACCGCACTCCCTGCCAAACCCAAACAATCCCTCCAGACCTTGTGATACCTGTGTTTGAAGGGATTTTGTGTATTCAGGTATCAATTATTTTTGACAAGAACGTAAAAAAGATTATAATAGCGTCAACTTAAATGAATTACGGAGAAACAAGATGAACGATATATTCACTTACGAGGAATTTGTAGACAGCATGACTGCTGAAGAAAAAGCAGGCTGGGTGTATGAAGGAGTCAGATTATCTGACTTATACAAAGAGTATTTGGCACTACAAGAAGAACCACAATCAAACTATCGCCCAGAGTGGGCTTACTGAGGATTACAAAATGCGTAAAATGACAACTTTATTTAAAACTTCACATGAAGGTCAAACAACTTCTATCACCCGTGAAATTCGCCCAGAACACTTATGGGTTTTCACAGATGGCGACCTTGTTGAACCAATGATTAAACTTGACGGCACAGCTTGTGCTATCATTGACGGTAGATTATTTAAACGCTACGATGTTAAAAATGGCAAACCTGCACCAGTTGGAGCTATTCCATGCCAAAATGCGGCAGACCCCGTTACAGGGCATTTTCCACACTGGGTTGCTGTTGACAGTAATTCCCCTAGTGATAAATGGCACATTGACGCGCTGAATGGCTTATCGCCAGACGATTTGTCGTCTGACTATGAAAACGGCACATACGAGCTGATTGGTGAGAAAATAGGCGGCAACCCAGAAGGCATTGCTGGACACGCTTTGATTCACCACAGTAATTTATTTGTTGATGATTTGCCAGCGTTTAACATTGACACATGTTTTGATATTATTCGTAATTACCTAGAAGTCACTGACATAGAAGGCATTGTATTCCACCATCTTGACGGCAGAAAATGCAAAATTCGTAAAACAGACTTTGGTTTTAAACGTTAACAGCAGTCAGCATAACTGAGCTGTACCACGAGTATTTGTTATCACTAGACCCACCATGCAACTATCGCCCTGAGTGGGCATATTAATTAATTTTTACTGGAGAGAAAAACATGACACCTATTACGAGAAAAGAAACATACTCTTGGGACGCAGCTCAAGACATTTCACGCGAAGAAGCTATTTTATTTATGAATGCTCTTCGTCAACAGTTGACTATTAAGTCAACACTAATCACAGACATGATGGACTTACCATTCCATGTGTCACCTTCTATGCAATTTGGTAATTATGACACAGCAGAACAAAAACTCACTGTGGCACAAAAAGCGCAAGGATGGCGGTTACCGTTAATTGAAGAAATCACCATGTTATATAACTGCAATGACAATAGATTCTTAGCCGATAGCACTGTATATTGGGCAGGAAACCTCAATTCTCGTGGTGATGCATGGGTCTATGACACAGGATCTTGTGAACCCTATGAAGAAAACAAAACAAATAATTCGTACTTCTTCTACATTTGTGATAAATAAATTTGACAACAACATCAAATACGAATAATATACGTCAACTTAATTATTTTACTGGAGAGCAAAAATGTTAAAAAATAATGTTACACAAAAAGATTATAGCCACGAATTCTACATCAACAACACACAAGGCGATTGCATCGCGTGTGTTAATGCATCATGGTCGGAGTATCACGTCAGTATTCCAGCTACTTTTGACCATGCTGATGAATCTGAAACCAACACTGATGATTTAAATATTGAGTTCTACTCAATCTCCGAGGATGAATCTTTTGAAGTAAACATCTCAAATGAACAGATTCCTTATAACATTTACTGGTCAATTGTGGAACACATTGACAAGTACGGCAAAGAATATACCGTACCTGACCTTGTGATGTCAGATATCGAAGAATTCTGGGATACCAGTATTTTTCCCGAGCAGTAATAATTTTAATAATCACGGTGTGTTTAACCCTAAATGCACCGTTCAGTATAATCGGAGAGATAAAAATGACTGATAAAGAAACAACATGGAAATGGGTAGACTGCTTCACAGACTATCAAGATGATGGAAAATGGCTATTAACCTCATTTGAGTATAGAATGACCTCAGGTAAGCATTACTGCTCTGAACTTAAGACTGTGAACTTTGTGGCTACTATGACCCCTAAAGGCGTAGAATTCACAGCTAGAAAGAATCACTGTGAGTATGATGAACTGAGTGTGGATGAGATGCTTGAATTTATTAAATTTTATGTTGAAAAAGAGGGGAGGTTTTAATGAGAGTATTAGTTGCGTGTGAAGAAAGTCAAACAGTGACAAAAGAATTTAGAAATTTAGGGTATGAAGCATATAGTTGTGACATAATTCCTTGTTCTGGTGGTCATCCAGAATGGCATTATCAGCAAGATGTGACTGAGCTTTTACAATTGGAATGGGATTTGATTATTGCTCATCCACCTTGCACATATTTGACTATTAGTAATAATAGAGCAATGGTAAATGGTTGCAAAACATATACTGCTGAGGAAGGTAAGATATTAAGACAAGATGCTATTGATTTTTTTATGCAATTTGCAAATGCTAAATGTGAACGGATTGCAATAGAAAACCCAATCGGCATTATGTCAACTCAATATAAGAAACCTAGCCAAATAATACATCCTTGGCAATTTGGACATGAAGCATCTAAGGCAACTTGTTTGTGGTTAAAAGGATTACCGTTATTAAAACCAACTAATATAGTTAGTAAGGGAGAATTTTTTGAATGGGTTGATGTAAAAACAGGTAAAGTAAAAAGACAAGCTGCGTGGGATATGGAAGCATTAAAATTACCTAGAGCAGAAAGAGCTAAGGTTAGAAGTAAGACATTTCAAGGTATTGCAGAAGCAATGGCTCTGCAATGGGGAGATTTTAATGGTCACTAAAGATAAATTACTTCGTGATTTAGCATCAATGCGTAATAGTATTGATTCTGACGAAACAAACCGTCTAGTATCATATGAAGCGTGGAGCTTAGTTGATTGTGCAATTGGTCAGCTAGAAGATGATATTGATGCCATAATGGTTGAATTAGAGAAGGGGGATTTATGAAAGACATTAGAGTGTATATAGAACAAATCCCTGAAGATTACGTTTGGGACATGAGCATTACTATTACTTGTAAAAAATCAGAGTCAAACGAAGCTGATGCAATTATAGACTACTTACGCGATATAATTAATATCACATTTAAAAAAGGATTCCACAATGATTGAAGATAACGATTTAGGGTTTTACGAATCACTTATTGTAGATGGAGGAGATGTTACCGAGCTTCTATATGCTAATGCTGGTAATGTGGGTGATATTGGAGAATTATTGCAGATAGCGGCACAAGAAATTATAAGACTAAGACGTATTTGTGTAACTGGTAAAGATTATTCATTACTTAGAGATATTGGTGAATATTTGCATGTTGAAGAATATAACGAAGGTGCTAGAAAAGATGCTTTAAATTCTTATTTTGATTTATACGATTCTGTTTTTGAAAAAGTAAAAGGATTTAGCGATGAGTGATTATAGACTAAGCGTAATTGAAGAAACCAACCGTGACATCATTAAAGCAATATCGTTACTGCGCAACCTAGACCATAACTTTCCACACTTAGAAGGCGTGGGTTATTACCACACTATTGTGGAATCATGCCGTCAGATACTGGAAACTGTGTCCGAAGAACTTGTGCAAACTGTGGTTAGAGAGGATACTAAAAATGAAAGTCATCACATACCCCCTTATTGAGCCTAAATCAAGCAGCAAAGTTTATAAACAATATAGATTGGATTATCTGTGGAAACATATCCGAGCAAGACGTAGACCTCAGGACGTGCGTATAATTATTGCAAGAGTGAATTATTGGAGAAAGAAATGAGTGATTTAGATGACAAGATTGAAGAAATAAAAGTAAAAATTTATGATTTACAAAAAGATTTAGCCGTCATTATGAATGATGCGGCTAAACCTAAAAAGTGGTCGCCTGTTGGTGGGGATTGGTTTATTGACGATGAAGGACTTATTTTTCACCACCCTTCATCACGAGACATTAAAGAATTTGGACATGAACGCCAAACGGAAAAACAGGCAATATGCGCTGTACTTGAGATGCGTAGATTTAATCGTTTACTTGCGTTAAGAGATGAGCTGTGTGGTGATGATGCTAATTGGTTAGCTGGTAAAAATAATTATTGGGTGTATTACGATTATGAAGAAGACAATTATGGGTTTTGTTCAAACAGTATTATGCAAACCATAGGTTTAGTTTATTTTTCAACAGAAGCCAGCGTACAACGTGCTTGTGAAATGTTGAATAGTGGAGAAGTCGAGTTATGAGCATTCAATACAAGAACAAAAAAACAGGTGACGTTTACCTACTTGAAACTGCGTGTTGGGTGAAAAGTGGTGATAGCTGGGCTGAAGGAATTGCCTATTTTAATTCAAACAGACTTCGTGAAATGTTCGTCACAACTAAAAAAGATTTTTTTAATTCTTTTGAGGAAATCATTGATGAGGAGGAAGTATGAGAGTACGCCAAAAAGGATTCAATCGATACGATGTAGAATGGCGCAGTTTTAAATACGCGATGTTTACTAGAGATATGGCTATGACGCACATATTTAGAAAAGAACGCCCTTATAAAGTCCATGCGGTACTAAAAAGAATAGGAGCAATAAGATGGTAAATGATTTGTACGATATGAGCATTCACAGCGCACCACAAAAACGTGAGCCAGCACAAACGGCACGCGAGATGTATCAGCGGGGCTATGCAAAAGCCAAGGATGATTTAAAACGTGAGCCTTTGAGTGATGAATGGATTAAAGATAATGTACATTTAATTCATCGAGATGTTTCTTTTACAGATTTAGTTCGCAGTATTGAAAAAGCACATGGCATTGGAGTAAATGATGAATAAAGAAACTATTTACATCGATGCCGTCACTAAGCTCAATGAACAAGATGTTGTTATCGAAGAACTAATTACGGTTTTAAGAGGTATTTGTAATGCGTATTACAACGATGACTACGATTTATGTTATTCGAGAATAGAAGATGCTGATGAAGTTTTAGAAAAGTATGAGGAAGACGATGAGTAAAGAACAAGCACTCCGCATCCTAAAACTGCTATCTGGTTTAGAGATGTACGTTTTTATGCAATCTAACGTACCCGACCATCACACTGATGAACTGATTAAAATAATTGATGATTTAACTGATATAGTTTTGGAGAAAAACAAATGAGCCATTTAAGCATTAGATTACAAAATAATGAAGTTATTGTTATAAATAACGCAAATGTCGAATATATGAGCTTTGATATCAAGCACAAAGTGATTCGTTTCTATATGATATCAGGCAAACGAATTGATTTCGGCATATATGAGCATTCTGTGAATCAGATATTGCCTGAAGACTTTGATTCGCTAATACAATACTGGACTGAAGATGAATAAGTTAATCACTGCATTAAAAATACCCGTGATATTGCTTTACATCTGCTTATCAATAACCTCTGAAACCCTAATTGCATTGGGGATGTTCATTGAGTTTTTTAGCGATAAGATTTCTGATTTCTTGGAAGACTAACGGATAATTTATGAAAAAAATAATACTACATCTATGTGCTGATATCGGCAGCGACAGTTGGTTTTATGCCAATCACGATGAATACGAAGTTATAAAGGTAGGTAAGGATATCGGTGTTGAAAATTATATTCCACCAGAAAATGTGTATGGTGTGATTGCAAACCCTGTGTGTACCGAGTTTAGCTTTGCAAAATGGGCAAATAACTTAGGTGATGGTGACGTTGAAGAAGGTATGTTTTTAGTTAATCACTGCTTAAGAATTATAAAGCAGAGCAAACCTGTATTTTGGGTAATAGAAAACCCTGCAACGGGAAGGTTAAAAGAGTTTTTAGGTGCGCCAAAATTAGTTTATCAGCCGTATGAATATGGTTCTCCTTGGACTAAAAAGACTGCGCTGTGGGGTGAATTTAACGTACCGAAAAAGTTATATACTTGGGATACTGTGGAAAAGAATGACAAACTATACGTTAGACCAAACCGAGGTAAGCCTTCTTTAGCTTTTCTACATAAATCAGCCTTATATGACATACCAGAGTTTTTAAAGTTTGCGGATTTAGTTCATGATGATATGAGTTTACGTTCATTATGCCCACAAAGTTTTGCGGAACAATTTTTCGATGCTAATAGGTAAAAGATTATGGGTTTATTAAATGAAGACCAACTTAATGACATCATGTCAAATGTCCATGTTTGCGATGAAGACTGGTTTGAGAAATTATTGCGTATGTGGAATGATAGACAAACAACAAAACAAGTTGAAATAAACTTGGATGGCAATTTACAATCAACAAAAGAATATATGGACAAATTACAAACAGCTTTATACCCACAAGAGCCTTCTGAACTAATAGAAATTGAACGGGCAGGCACTATCATCAGAAAATTACGTTTAGCTCGTGAGAAGCAATTACAGCGCGATTTGGTGTGTATTGCTGATATCATTATGAATGACTGTGATTATTTAGAGTTTATTGAGATACTGCTTTATTCTGGACTTGATTGCAGAGAAGCGATGGTCACTCGTGAGTTGCGAGACTTGTGTTATCGGATTGGTGATTGTCATTTATTATTTAATGAAAATTACGATGTAGATGCGATTATTGATTTTATTGATAATTGTACAGAATACGAAAAGTCTGTACATTTTGAGAAGGTTAATGATATATTTTACCCGACCACAAAAGACGAGCCAAATAAATACTTTATGCCATCTTTGATTGAAGCTGCGGACTGGAATGGTCATGTGAACTATTCTAAAATTTATGGAGAGAAACAATGACAACACTAATCTTCACAATCTATGTGAGTTGGCTCTCACAAATGAATACAGTATCAATACAGTTTGAATCACCTACCGCGTGTGATAATGCAAAACTTGAACTAGTACACGCCTATAGTGACTACAAGCTCTCTAAGTACAAAACTGAGCTGGTTTCAGCATACTGTGTGTCGGGGAAATATGGGAGCATCAACTAATGTTTAAATTCTGTTTAATCTCATTCTCAATAGGTGTTCTTATTGGTTCTTTAACTGTGGGAACAATAGAATACTACCATTACAAAGGTTATTATCGAGTATATGATACCAATATCGGTGGTATCACAATGCGTAATAATGAGTTATTTCAGTTAATAAAATTTGAAGAGTAATCAATAACATAGCCGTTGATAGAAATATTTTCGGCTATTTTTTAAAATAAAGTTTGACGTTCTTATCAAACAAAGAGTATGATGCTTGCCAACGGAGGTAATTATGTATTTACAAGAGTTTGCATGGATTGGCTCAAAGTATCAATGCCTACTGACTGTTGGTATTAGCTATGACCAAGATGTGTATATTATTGAGGTTGAAGACTCACAAGGTGTGAGAGAAGACGATTTTGGTGATTTAGTTATTGGCTATGTGAAATCATGGTTATCTGATGTTGAACTTGATGACGATGAAGAAATACAGATACCAGATTATCAAAAAGAAAGTTATTTGCCTTACGAGGTTAAAAAAAGATGAAGAAAAGAACATTTGAAGAAACATTGAAGTTGCTTCAGGCTAAAAAAGAAACAGAAGTGTTGCGTGAAAAAGAAGAAAAGGTTAACGAGTTGTTTTCCGCTCAGTTTATTGGGCAAAATAATGCAAGATTTAGAAATATGTCTTGCGACGATAAAAATATTGATGTGATGTTCGGGGGAGCAAAATGAGTTTCTTTATAGTAGAAGCATTACGATGGGGAGATAGGGAATCACATAGTTATGTTGTTGGTATCTTTTCATCCTTCACACAAGCTACAAAAGCTGGTAAAGCAGAAGTATCATGGAGAGGTGGTAAATATGAATACCACATTACCGAACACGAACTTGATTTTATCCGTCAAGAAAAACTTAACAATTATACTGGAGATTAATATGGCATTATTAACAATGAAACAAGTAATAACACTGAGTGAGAAAATAGGCAAACGTCAAGAACTGCTTACTTTTAACCAGACCCTTACTTTTAAAAAAATAAAAGACGTTATTGATGATTGGAACGAAAAGCAATCTATTGAATTAGAGGTAACACCTAATCAATTTATTGGATTAGATGTAACACCTTTTTGGGAAAAAGCCCCCACTGGTGCAATAAAAGCAGCGTTTTCTATGTGTTGGTACGATGAAAATTACAATTTACTTTTAAGCGATATATTTGAAGAATTTTCTAAACCAATAACACCACACCCACACGCAGAAATGATTATGAAATATGCAGAAGTTGCTGCTCGGAGGATTGACCCTTGGGTGGAGTTTGAATATGAGGATTGTGGTCAAGATGACGACTATTGGAGTAGTTGTGATGTTGAGCTTAGATTTCTTGTTGATGGTAGACGTTATCGCCATATTGGGGAAACAAAATGAAAGAGTTAAAACAAGCCATGATTTATATATTTGGCGCAATAATTCTTTTTTCACTCATTGTGATTATTGTTAAACATCAATCCAGTTTTTAAGGTTAAAAACATGACAAACCAAGAACATATTGATTGGGCAGAGATAGTAACTAAACTCGTGAATCAAAAAGAAGAAGCAATTGCAAAACTTGAAAACCTATTATCTGATAGCGAATATTATTTTTGTGATGATAGGGTGTATTCTGAAATTGAACAAACAATTGAAATTTTAAAAAGGTATATGAAATGACTCAACAACAAGTAAATAAAATAATGGATAGAATTATGCTAGAGCTTGTGGCAATTTTATTCCCGATTGTAACTTTAATGTTTTTTGCAGGACTCTATGTATGAACGAAATTAAATATAGCACAAAGCCGATTGGCACAATGACAATGCAAGATGCATCAGATGAATTCGGAATTGAACAAATGACCCTTCGTGGGCGATTAATTAAACACAAAGTACCTTCTGTGGGTATTTTAGAAACAAACAGAAACAGACTGTTCAGACGCGAAGATATTCTTCCGTTTGTTGTGTCAACTGAAGCCTATTTGGATAAATTTCCAAGAAAAAGAAAGCCAAGAAAGATTTTACAGGTTGAAGAACATCCATTCTTCACATCACTTTACTTAGACTTTATTGCGGGGAGACACAATGCAGTTAATATCTAATCAATATCGTCATAGACCTGCGTTACTTAAATACGATGAATATCGTGAACTTGTGGAAAAGGCAGCGTACTTTAAATGGCTTGAAGGGTCGGATAATGAAGAACAGAATTGGCTTGAAGCAGAACTTGAAATAATTGAGATGTTAAAACATTGACGTTATCATAAAAACAAATTAAACTAGCATTTTTATATGGAGAATGGAAATGACCCAAGATGAATTTGAATCGCTGTTTATCAGCAAGAATGCAATATGTGCGCGACTAAATAAATCATGTAATTATTTAGACCATCATATTGAAAGTAAAGCGTTTCCACGCGCATTAGAGCTTAAAAGTGGGAAGAATAAGGTATTTAAACTGTATTATCGCGATGACATACGTCATCATGACTTAGTTAAGGGAGTTGTGTAATGGCTAAACAGAAACAAGCAAAGCAACAATTTGTGGCATTTTCTGATTCAGATGGTGCAGTAGTCAGTTTTGATATCAAACAACTTGTTGTGGTTCAATTTAAGCCACAGGATAACGTGCTGGTGCTGCGATTGAAATCTGTGGGTAGTATCGTCATTACTTGTGACATGGTGAGTCATGGCGAGCTGATTGCTGCATCAACAAAAGATTGCCTTACACACCATGTGTCATATGATACATTGACTTATATTTTAGAATTAGTTGGATTATCAAGTTGACAACAACGTCAAATACAATTAATATACAATCGTCAATTACGACAAAACAACTGGAGAGATAAAATGAGTTTTTTAAGCAGAGCATTAACAACAGAATCAAAACAAGAAGGTCTTAGACTTATCGCGGCTGGCATTGAAGGTATTGGTAAAACAACACTTCTCGCATCAGCACCTAAACCTGTATTCATTGCTTTAGAAAAAGGCTATGTGGATGTGGATAGAGAAAAAGTAGCCATTATCCCTATGCATGATGCAAGTTACACAGATTTAATTGAATTATTTGGTGAGCTATCAGAACTAGTGATGGCTGGTACATTTGAATATCAATCTATTGTTGTGGATTCATTATCCGCTCTTGAGCGTATTATCCACACGCACGTTATCGCTCTTGACCCTGTGTCAAGAACTAATCCTAAACTCACTATGTTATCAGCACATAATGGCTATGGTAATGCATATAATGTATCCAATACTATCTGGCAAGACACTTTAAAATGGTTAGATTTCTTTGCTGATAACGGTATTAACATTTGCTGTTCTTGCCATGTATTTACTAACCTAGAGCGCGATACGATTAGCGCAACAGAATTTCATTTTACTGATGCATTATTGCACTCACCCAAATCATCAAAATCATTTGGTTCTCGTGAACTTGTGACACAATGGTGCGATATTTTTGGAATGCTTTATACCTCCAAAACACCTGTGGGTATGGGTAGTGGTATGAATACTGCGGATATTGATAGAGAACAAGGTGTCACACTAGGTGTGGTACAGAACGCAAGATTCCGTTCAAAGAATCGTTTCGGTCTTGAGCGTGATATTACAATCACAAAAAATGATGGTTGGAATTGTATTGCTCAAGCCATCTATGATGCTAAAGGCAGTGATTATTTTTCAAAATGATTACAGTTCAAGATATCATGTCACGACTTAATGTGACCGAGAAACAGGTTGAAATGGCTGTGTATAGCGGTGCTATACCAGCCCCTGATAACATTATCTGTAATGTTTGGGTAGATGAAGAAAGAATCCAACCTTACCTAGAACATTGGGATGCGCGACTCAAACGCAAACGTGAGAAAGAGTATTATGAAAATAATATTATTGTTGGCAATATGACATTTCCGACTCACCAGCGTTGACAGAAACGTAAAAACTACCGATAATACATTATTACATGAGTTGCTGGTCTCGCCTAAAACCAGCACATAACTAACCACACGGAGTTACAAAAATGAATTTTTATCAAGAAATGGCTGGACAATGGGATGCAGTTGAAGCGTCAGGTGAAGCGCAATTACGTTTTCCTAAAGGTGTTGTGACTGTTGCAATCACAGGGTCAGAAGTCAAGCCTTCGGCAGGTAAGTCAGAAGAAACACATTTAGTTCAACATTTAGAATTAACTGTGCTTGAAGGTGCTTATAAAGGCGCAACAACAAAAGTGTACTATTCACTTCGCAATCCTAATCAACGTGCTGTGGATATCGGTAAATCACAATTAAAAGCATTATTCCTTGCTATTGGCATTTACCCTAAGTCTGGTGTGATTGAAGTCCACAATAGACCGTTTAAAGTTCGTGCTGACCATGCATTCAATTCATATGCTGACCGCACAACAGGTGAATTACGTCCAAGTGTGAATGTAAATATCAAAGGTTTTTATTCTGTGTTAACTGAAGTTCGTGGTGAAGATGAGCCATTGGTATCACAACAACAAACATTGAATTCACCTGAAGGTGTTGCGTTTATTGCGTCATTAACAGGAAATATTCCATCCCCTGTGAGTGCTATTCCAGCAGCAAGACCTACTGCACCAAATGTAGCACCAAAAACAGCCCCAGCAAAGCCACCAAGACCACCTGTGTCTAATACAAGTGAAGCTATTGATGCTCATGATGAAGACGCACCAGCATGGCTTAACGCAGCTTAAATAACCTAATAGGGGTGGTTACTAACCGACCACCCTTAACCTTATCTGGAGAGAGAGAGATGAATACATTTATTTTAATTTTAATTTTAGGCAATGCAAACGGATTATCACAAGGTGGCTATGAGTTTACAAACAAAGTTACTTGTGAACAAGTAAAGAATCTAATCATTGATGATATCAAACAAAATTTCACAATGACTTCACGTCTTCGCGCGTATTGCGTACCAAAAACAATTGGCAAACAAGATGACTTATAAGCACTCATTACAGTTTGTTGCAGATAGCATTAAACAACAAATTGAAGATGCGATGTATGCTGACCAAGGCACTAAATATCGTGAGTCATTAGCCAAATGGTTACCATTAATGTCTGATGCCTACCGTGCATCAGATTTAAAACCTGTTAGGTCACATTTAGGTGCATCATTAATTGGTGACCCTTGTGACCGAAAACTATGGTATTCATATCATTGGATTAAACCTGAGAAATTCTCAGGTAGAATGCTTAGATTATTCAATACAGGTCATTTAAGTGAAGCCGTATTTATCGCAATGCTGGAATGCATTGGTGTTGAGATTAGACAGTTTGACCCTGAAACAGGTAAACAATTCAATTTTAGCCATGCTAATGGGCATTTTGGTGGTTCAAGTGATGGTATTGCCCTTAACCTTCCTAATTTATATGAGCCTTGTTTGCTTGAGTTTAAAACTAATTCGTCTAAGACATTTAAAAAGCTCGTTAAAGAAGGTGTGGCTAAATCTAAACCCGTGCATTATACCCAAATGCAAATTGGGATGGATAAGTTAAAACTTAATTTTTCACTTTATATGGCTATTAATAAAGATGATTCCGATATCTATGTTGAAATTATTGAGCGTGAGAATTATGTCGCGGGTATTCATTTAGACAGAGCAGAGGAAATAATTTATGCCACACTCCCTCCACAAAGAATGCATGAAAGTGCAGAGAAGTTTGAATGTAAATATTGTGATTTCGTATTTCTTTGTCACATGAGCGATGTTGATAATGTTGATGTGAATTGTCGTAGCTGTGAATACAGTTTTCCAAGTAAAGAAGTACATGGTGCTTGGAACTGTGAGCGATTTAATTGTGATATACCCAAAGAAAACGCATTAATTGGATGTGAAAAATGGTCAATGCGACAATTATCATAGAGGTAGAAAATGTCACAAGTAAAACTACGGTGTTATCAACAAAGAGCCATTGACGAAACGCTTGCCTTTATTCGTGCAGGTAAAGGTAATCCTGTTATTGCAGCTCCAACGGGATGTCATGCGATTAATCATGGAATACTCATGTTTGATGGCTCAATTAAAAAAGTTCAAGATGTTGTTGTTGGTGATTTACTTATGGGCGATGATTCCACTCCTAGAAAAGTGCTTTCATTAGCTCGTGGTAAACAAGAAATGGTAAAAATTATTCCTAATAAAGGTCATGATACTTTTGTTGTTAATAAAGACCACATTCTTAGTTTAAAAACAACTAAATTTGACAATTATGCAAAGGGAACAGTTATTAATTTAACTTTTAATGATTTTGTTAAAAAAGCCAATAACTTTAAAGATAGGGTAAAATTATATAAATCTGAGATAGTTACGTTTCCAGAAATAGAAAAACCAACAATTGATGCTTGGATTGCTGGTTTGATGCTTGGTGATGGCTCAATGATGTCAACACCAATATTAACAAGTATGGATGTTGAAATTGTTAATCGTTTTACAGATTATATTGACTTGATTGGTGACCTTAAAATATCTATTTTAAAAAGAATCAATAATCAATCAAAAACGTATCGTGTTGCAAGAGTTAAAAATGGTTTGCAATATAATAAAAACAAATTTACAAAATTACTTGAGGATAACGGTCTATGGGGTAGAATTCACAAAGATAAATTTGTCCCAGATATTTTTAAATTTGGCTCTATTGAAACCAGATTGGAAGTATTGGCTGGTTTATTGGATTCAGATGGTCATATAGCCAAAGGTACTAGTTTTGATTTTATCAGTAAATCACGACAGTTATCTGAAGATGTAGTATTTATTTCCAGAAGTTTAGGTTTATGGGCAACAATATCTGAATGCACAAAAGGTTGTCAGAATAACTTTAAAGCGCAGTATTGGCGTGTTTGTATCTCAGGTGATGTTGATAAAATACCTGTTATAAAAAATAGGGATTGTTTAACAAAACGAAAAATGAATAAAGACCCATTAGTAACTGGGTTTAAATATGAAGAATTACCTGAGGATGACTTTTATGGGTTTGAATTAGATGGCAATCATTTATATTTAGATGAATTCTTTTTTGTGCATCATAATACAGGTAAAGCCTTAATTATTTCAGGGTTAATAAAACAACTTGTATTTGAATTCCCTCGTCTTAGGATTGTTGTTGTTAGTCATGTGAAAGAATTAGTTGAACAAGATTACAATGAGCTTGAGAGACTTTGGTCAACAGCACCATCGAGTATTTATTCTGCTGGTCTTGGTAAAAAAGATATTTCTCAAATCACATTTTGTGGAATAGGAAGTATTGCTAATAATGCGGATTTACTTGGCAAAGTTGATTTAGTAATTGTGGATGAAGCACATTCAATTAGCGGCAATGAAACCACTACCTATGTGAAGTTTATTAAGGCTTTAGAATCTAAGAATAAATATCTCAAAGTGGTGGGATTATCGGCTACTTGTTATCGTCTTGGACATGGATTGATTACGGAAAACCATCCTATCTTTGATGGGTTCTCAATTGATTTAACAAGTTTTCATGAATTCAATTGGTTTATTGAAGAAGGTTATCTTGCCACACTGACATCTAAAAGAACCAAATCTCAATTAGATGTCACAGGTGTTAAGATTACTGCGGGTGATTACAATTCAAAACAATTAGCGCAAGCAGTTGATAAGATTGAAGTCACTCGTGAAGCATTAAAAGAAGCGGTAGCGTATGGACATGACCGCAATTGCTGGATATGTTTTGCCACAAGTATTGACCATGTGATTCATATCACAGATATGCTTAATGATGAATTTGGTATCTCTGCGGTAGCAGTGCATTCAAAGATGAGTAATGATGAACGCGATACCGCTATTCAAGATTTTAAAGATGGTAAGTATCGCTGCGCTGTAAATGCAATGGTTTTAACAACAGGTACAAATATCCCACAGATTGACATGGTGATTGATTTAGCACCAACTACATCAACCGCTAGGTACATCCAGAGGTACGGAAGAGCGACTCGCCCAGTGTATGCCAAGGGTTATGACTTATCGACCAAGGAAGGGCGATTAGAAGCGATTTCAGCGGGTATAAAACCCAATGGAGCATTGTGTCTTGACTTCTCAGGAACGATTGCGCGATTGGGGATGATTAATGACCCAGTGATACCTAAAATGAAAGGGGAAGGAAAGGGTGGTAATCCTCCTGTGAAGACGTGTATTTATTGCCAAACAATAAGTCATCC